TGCTCTTTTTTCAGTCTTCAATCTTACCACTTTCCTTCTCTTGGAAAGCGGGTGCAAAGGTATAGGATTTAACAATACAAGCCAAACATATCTATCATTTTTTTTAATAAAAATGAAACTTTTTTGTAACTTACTGATTCATAAATGCATTTCGCATGAACAATTTTGAAGAAAGGAAAAAGAGAGAAAATAACTATACATTATATATATACGTGCGCGCGAAGAGCACGAAGAAAGAGAATAAAAACATTTTATAAGCATGCCGGATTGGGTGGTGGCGGTTCTGTCAGTATAGTCGCCGCATCAAAGCAGGGACATTGTTTCACCCACTCTTCCGGCTCTATCTCCCCGTTATGGTATAAACCGCAAAACGTTCTGTGCTACTTTTTCAAATCACTTTGTGAGTTTTTTAGAGTTATTAACACAAAACGAATTGCGAAAGTTTATTCGCTTTTCGGGACTTTCTAAACACCTTTCAAAAGCCATTAAAAAACATCTCAAATCATACATTTTACCTATCTTTGTATAAACCTTAGCTATGATGTACACCTAAAAAAGTGAGATCTGTTTTCCATGTGGAGCCGCATAGTTACATACTATCCACTCCTTTTGTTTCCGCCTATTGTACTACCGGTAGAACCGATATTGGAGCTCCCAGAACACTACGAGGAAGTGGATATTCCAGAGGAATTTGCAAAGGAAATCTCTTTGGAATAGCCTGAATAGACAGCGGAGAGAAAGTTCCTCCCACCGTTTTTATTAACTTTCCACTATCTCACTCATTGGCCGGATGTACGCAGCCCACTTTCTCCATCCGTTTGATGTCTTGTAGGCGTTGACAGCATTGTCGGGCACATAGATGTCAGGTATCCGGGGAGCGTTAAGCAGTGTCCAGTAATCGGTCGACGGAGGTGTTTCGGTCCGTATTATCAGGGTCTTCAACAGAGGAGAATTCCCCATACCGGTCACCGACACGGCATTTTCCCCGATTTCCACACGGGTCAGTCGTGGCATATCCCCCAATCCGCTAATTGCTGTGACATGGGGCGGATATACGAATTCCGAAATTCCGGTGCCGCCGAAAGCGCCAGACTCAATAGTTGTCACTGTGTCAGGAATGGAAATTTCTTTCAACGCCCCACAATTGTAGAAAGCCTGCTTTGAAATAGTGTCGCACCCATTGCCTATTATGCATCTTTCCAGAGAGACGCATCCGTAAAAGTATTGGTATCTGATATTCCTGTTTTCCGGCAATTCGATACTTTGCAAAGACGTACATCCGGTAAACAGATTATTGGACGAGGTGGTGAAATTTAGCCACTTGAACTCATTGAACGAGACAATCCGCGTATTGTTTGCAAATGTGCCGGCATTGATTACCTGTTGAACGGCCGCTTCCTCTTCCGTTATATAGCCGTCCTTGTCGGCATCCCATATGCCAAGGCAGATGCGCCGGGCTTCCGCGTCCTTGAAATGAATGGCCGCTTCACCGACAAGTACCAGATTCAGTCTGTTGAATACACTTCTCAGTGCATCCACCGTGTCCTGGTAGTACTTGGAATGCACAGTAATGGTGCCTTCCAGTACCGGTATCGGGTCTTCGCCGGACAGTCCCTCGGCTGACAAGCCGGAGTAGCTGCCGTCGGAGAGGCGGGCGAGCATGTCGAGTGCGTCGGCCGTGTAATACTCCTCATTGAAACCTATTGCGCGGATATGTTTCAGCGCGTGGGCATCACCCTGCGGTTGCTGTGCCTCGATGACGTCAGACAGCAGTTTCATGGGCTGCAGCAAAGGACAGTTCTCCACCCAGAAGTCTGTCACATTCGGGGCGCACTGGCCGATGCGCAATCCACCGGTGGACAGCAGGGGGAAGTTCCTGAAGCCGATGTACTTGTTGTTTGCCGGATACTCGATGACTTCGAGACTGCCGCCTTCCGGAACCTTGATCTGGCTGAGATTGGTTCCGTCCGCATATATCTCACGGATATTCTGGCAGGCGCTCAGGTCAAGAGTACCCTGCAAGGTGGCAATGTTTGACAACAGGACTTTCTGTAGGCTGCCGCAGTCGGCAAGGGTAAGCCCGGTGATGGTGATGATGACGTTTTCGGTCTTGCTGCCCAGGATGAGCTCCGTCAGGCGCCGGCCACGGACCACCATGGTGCCGCTGACGTTCTTCCGGTGCCAGTCGCCGATGGAGAGCAGCCAGCTCGCCGCCTGGATGGCGTTCTGCTGGTCGGCAGAGCCGCCGAGGTCGATGGTCATCCGGCACACTTCACCGGCCTTGGTCCTTGCGCCCTGCACGATGCTGGTACCATTTGCAATGGCCGGGTACATGTCGAATGCCGGGGTTATCTCGTAATCTATCAGGTCGCCTGCTGCACGCACGATGATGGTGTCCGTTCCGCTGTTTGAAAACAGACCGTAGCTGTATTTCGACATGATGTACATGATGCGCTTCTTCACCCAGGCGGTTTCGGCAGAGCAGAAGTCGCCATGCGATTGGGTGATAGGGTCGGTGTCGTTGGTATAAGAGCCGCTGTTGTAGGCTATCTTGGCTATCTCGTAGCGTTTGGCATCGGCGTTGACCAGCGTGGCCGGGAAATAGTTCTTGATGCCGAGATAATACTTCTTGTAGAAGGCATATACCTTGTCATAGGGAGTGCCCGAGGATTGTCCGCACAGGCTTTCCATGGCACTGAGCATCTTCCGCATGCCTGCCGCAATCTCGGCGCTGAATGCCAGTTCGAGCATGTTCCAGAATACGGATGTCTCGCCGTTCCAGATGGGCTGGCCGTTACTGTAAACATCGTGCATCTCGCAGTGGTAGGGCTTGCGGTCCTGACCCTGGTTGTCTATCGGGAAGATGGTGTCGGCATCGTCCAGGCGCCACCTCCACTTGCTGCCGGTAGTGCAGAAGTTATACGGATAGGTGTTCTTCGCCCGCTGGTCGGTTCCGGCCGTAAACTCCACGAAATTATGATGGAATACGGCGTCGCTGATGTCGAAGCAGTCGGGGATGGTAGCCCGGAAAAGCTGCTTCCTCGCATTGACGAACAGTTCATTCAGCTGGTCGGCCGTGAAGGCTGATAAATCACTGCTCAAATACTCTTTGAGCTGTGTCTTAAGGTTAATCTGCCCGGCCCCGATGTCCGAAGGGATGAATTTCCCTTCCGCCGCCTCATAGTAGTACAGATTGTAGAGGTCGGCATCGCCGGTCTTGGCAATCCAGTACTCATACCCCGTGCTCCGATATTCCGCAACAGAAGCATTCAGCTCCGCCAGCGTGCCGCCAAACGGACGGATGCGGTTGTTGCAGACATATACGGCGTTATAGGAATCTATCCACCTCTGCGCAGAGAGCGGTTCGGTCTCGTCGGCATTCAGCTCTCCGGCGTCGAAGTCCCAGCAATTGGTATCATTATATTGGAAGGCTTCCTCATCGGCATTGTACGCCCAGTATGACTTGCCGCGGTTCCAGGGCACACGGAACAGTGCCCCCAGCGGTGCGTTGTCCGAGCCCTCTACAGAGAGAAGTTCCGGGAAAGCCTCCGTATCATAACCGAAACAAAGGTCATCTCCCTTGTCCGGGCCGAACGTAAATTCTCCCATGCAAGTATATACATCCTGCCCTTCCTCGTTCACGGACTTCGAGAAGCCGATGAACGGTTCCTGATAGACGGCCACACGTATCTTCGGGTCGGCAGCCATCGCCTCGTTCTTCATGCCTGTCTCCTTGAAGAGGGCATCGTAGGCATCCACGCTGCCTGCCTTGTGGTCCTGCATGGAGCTCGCCCAGTTCTTCTTGGCGGTCAGGCGCCCGGACTTCGGAACGTTGTCGTACATCAGCACACAGTTCTTGTCCGTGGTACCGTCGGCATAGGTCGCGATGGAGGCTATCTTGTTTCCATCAGCGTCCTTCAGCCCTTTCATCTTAAATCTAATATTCCACTCCAGGTATTTTTTGGAAGATGTACCCTGGCCTTCCACCAGCAGATTGGTAAGCGTGAAGTTCCTCTCCGGCTTGTCCTTGAAGAAGACTTCCAGATTACCCGCCACGCCCGAAGGGTTCATCAGGTTCGGGAAAGGCTTGTCTACCACAAACACGTTGTACAGCAGCTTCGTGGCATTGAAGTCGATATTCACACCCTCACCGTCCAGCACGAGGTTGACGTTTTTCTCCGCAAGCTTCTCGTCGGTGGTCACCAGCTGGTTGATATAGTTCTTCTGTACGGCTTCCGAAGGCAATGCACTGTCGTAGACACGCAGCCCGTACAGGTAGAGGTTGGCATAATCGCTACCCAGCACAATCTTGCCGTCATTGCGGAAGTAGTCGTTGTTCTCGTAGGCATACTGCCGGTTCTTCTTGCCGTTGATGTAGATGGCCACAATGTTGAACCCTGCATTCCCGTAGGCATCGGGCATCACGACTACTGTCAGGCGGATACGCACACCGTTGTCTATAGGTACGTCCTGCGTCGAGCTCTCCTGCATGGACTGGGAGAAGAAGGATACGTTCTCGCCCGACACGCGCAGGCCTACGTTGTTCTCCGCAATGGTGATGATGTCCTTGCTGGCATCCGAGGGATTCTCCACCTTGAAGTCGATTTCGATGGTCTTGCCCCGGCGGGCGGCTTCCGTGGCGAAGGGGCGGTAGTCTATCACGGCCCTGCTGCGGGCGAATATCTTCAGTGCCTTCACTCCGTCGGCGTCAGCCGCCCATCCGTCGTTGCTCCAGTTCAGGTTGCTCCACTCTACCGGTACGGCCGTCTTGTCCACCTCGTTGATGACGCTCCTGTAATTCGTCTGCGAGTTGGCACGGGTCCGAGGATTGATATAGAGTGCGGCGCCTGCCGTAGCCGAATAGCCCAGCGAGTTGTTCACCGGCAGGACAATGGGTTCCGTCAAGGCATCCGCACCGTCCGTCACGCCGACTGTGACGCCGAAGTCGGCATCGTCATCCGTCTCCACCTCCATCGGGTAGGTGAAGGTGTTCCTTGCGTTCGCCACGATGGCGTCATTCTCGGAACTGTACACCTCCATGCCGCCTCTGGTGATGGAGAACCTTGCCTCGGTCAGTGCGGACGGACCGTCGTAGATGGCGTAGTCGAACACCGTGTTGTCCTGCCAGTTGGTGAGCTGTTCCGCCACGTTGTTCACGCACATAAGCTTCACGGCTTCGCTGGCCGTACGGATGCACATGATGTTGACCGATACGGATTTTGTCTGGATGGTATTGTCGGAGTTGGAAAGATAGAAACTCACGTTGTATACGCCCGTCGCTCCCGGATGCTCCAGCAAGTAGATATACGGAGTATCCAGATACACGGCTGTGCCTATCGCCTTGTCGTAGCTCTGGCTGTAGCCGTCGCCGGTGACGGTCAAGTGCAGCGTCTTGTTGATGTTGCCGTTGATTATCATCGGGATGTTGATGTCTCCGGAGAACGCCGTCCACCAGGCGAAGTTCGGGGCGCTGATGCCCAATGACGTGAGTTGCACGTTGTACGTCACCGGTGCGGTGGTCTTGTCGGTATTCTCCCCCTTGATGGAAATCTTCACGCTGTTGCTGCCTGATGACAGCCATTCGGCTATGTCCTGCCTGATGGATACGCCCGAAGAGACTTCCATCTGTTTCACCACGGTGAAGTCGGCATACTTGGCGTTCTTCATCATGATGGTGCACAGGCCGAGTTCTCCGGTAGACTTGTAGGGTTCGTCCAGGCTGTCGCGATACTGCGAGATGAAGGAGAAGTCAAGCACGCACTCCTCGCCGTACTGGGTGGCGAAGCCGAGCGAGGCCATGTTGTTCCGGACATATACGCTGTACATGGTTCCGGCGCCTCCGGCCAGTTCACGCACAATCTGTTCAAGCGTCGCACCGGAAGCGCCGTCGAAGGCTGTGCCTGGGTCGGTACCGATGACAAGCTGCGCATTCCTCACTTCCTGCAGGGCGTTTTTCAAGTTCTGCATCGCCGCCTTGTTCGTCTCGAGGCTGTTGTCGTTCACGCACTTGGCGAACTCGTTGATCTTTCCTACAAGTTCGTTCAGTTCCTCGGCCTTGAGGATGTTGCCGCGAACGAAGTTTCTGTTTAATTTATCCATAACCTATCCTAATATATCGTTGTCATCAAGCCTGCTCAAATCCAGCATGAAGTCTGCAATCTCAACAACCTTGCCGCCACGCACGGCAAGGGCGTGCATTATCAGGTTCGTCTCGAGCATGCCCGTGTCGGCCATGTCACTCTCGATACGGCTGATGACCGCATTCGTGGCACCTCCATCGTCACCGGTCACGCGCTTGCTCAAAACGAACCTGATGTAGCCCATGTCACTTGACGTTCAGTTGGTTGATAATTTCACGCTTCACTGCGGCTATGAGCCGGGAGTTCTTGACTACAAGCTCAAGGGCCTTGCTGTATCGTTCAGGAATCTCCACTGCATCCTTTGAATAGTAGATGCTTTTAGCTAAGTCCTCAAAGCCTATGTCCAGCAGGATACTGCCGTTGTACATCATTTCATTGCCGACGGTTTCCGCGGCGTCGAAGGTCTGTCTGCCGCCCTCGAATGAGGTCTGTGCCTCGATTTTCTTAAAGTTGATTTTCATCTGATTCTTGCTATATTACTTGTTTTTCATATTTCTACCCAAGTACTTCCACCATCAGAAGTCTTGAATACGCCTGAGTTGGATATTTTTAAACCGTGTCTTCCAGCTACGACATTCATTACATCATAAAAACGTCCGCCGGAGGAATCCTCCACGGTGACAAAAAGTCCGTCTGCACCAATATCCACATCGTAAGATGCGAATTGTGGCCCTCCTGCATGATTATACTGAATACCCTTAGAAAAATGCAAGCCGGAATTTGACAGCTTCATTGCCGGAATATCAATCGGATGCCAACCGGAAATATAGGAACCAAGACCTTCGTTGGTTATTTTGATACCCCCGATTGTACCGCTTATGGCTTCAATAGCCCCATTCTCTAATATCTTGAAATAACTGTTTGCCGTAACAATTCCTTCAAGACGTATCTGGTCGGCGCTCACCAGCGCATTGCTCTGGAACCTCCCGTCGGGCAGCTCGGTAACGAAAGCGGCTATATACGATTTCTTTACATAACCATCCGAAGCGGTTTTCTCTGCAAACATCTGCACAAGGTTTGATTCGGTGATGAGCCCCGACTTGTCGATGTTCGTGATATGCCCCGCCGCATCAAAACTCACCTTTTTAGACAGCAGCGAGTTGAAATCAGCCGTCGTCACCAGCCCGGAAGTGTTGATGTTCGTGATGTTTCCGGAGCTGTCGAAGTGGATGCCTTCAACCAGCGCGGCGATGGAGTCCTTTGTCACCTGGATGGCCGCCGTGTTCTCATCAGCCGTATCCTGCGCCCCCCGGGCAAGACAATAAGCGTCCCGGGCATCGCTGATACCCTGGTTGGCAAGCCTCGTAGCCTCGGCAATGCCATTTTCCGAATCCGTCACCGCAACCGTGATGCGGTCCCCCAGGTTCTCGATATAGGCAGTAGTTGCCGTGGAAGAAGGTTTCCAATGGCTGATGCTGAATGCTGCTCCTGCCGCCTTCGCAGTCTTGCATACGAGAGCATCATTCTTGTAAATAGTGGTGCCGTCATTGTACGTCGCGTTCACCCACATGTCTCCCACGTCGTAGGCATCTGCCACAGTGGGCTGCTGGGCAAATATACGCCGCTTGCTGTCCGCGGTGTCCTGGGCTCTGGCGGCATCCTCAAGGGCTTTCAGTGTCAAATGGTCGGTGATTTCTTCCCAAGCACCCGACTCGAACCGGTAGCCCTGCCCGGTAGCGGTGTTGTAGAACAGGTCCTGGTCGTGCATGGCCTTCAGCTCCGCAGTCGTCCATTCCGAAGCGGGAATGTTACTCAATGTAGGCTCATAGTCATAGAACCACATCGTGTACTCCTTGTCCGTCTGCTGCTTGATAATGTCGAGATTTACCTGCATGTCGTCAAGGGTCTTGTCCATGTCCTTACCCGTGGCCTGGTTGATAAACCTGGCGGTAATCTCGCTGAGCACCGTATTGAAGTCAATCAACGGTTCGGGCATCGTGTACGAGTTTATCCCATTGTATATGCGCACATAAGGCCCTCCGGCGGTAACGCTGTCCCATACAATGGCACCCTGTCGGCCCGTGTCCGTCCGGTTGCCGAGCTGCACGATGCTGTCTCCGGCAAGTGGGATGTCGCTGCCCGATGCACAGTCGTCCTTGGAGAGGTCTATGTAGTCGTCTCCCGTACCCGTCACGAGCCGCCAGTAGTAGTGGTTGCCCGATTTCAGGTTGAACGTCTCGCAGATGGCCTGGTCATCCTCCTGGAAGGTGTTGTACACGGTACGCCCCTCCGAATCAGTGGTCTTGAAATAGCAGCGCCAGTATGTGCCCTTGTCCTCCACGCGGTTGCAGATGATGCCGCCGCCGGTATTGTACTGCCTGCCCCCGACATAGGTGGACTGCTGCACCTGGATGTCCTCCACGCTCAGCTTCTTCCGGATGTCCACAAAGTCGATGTCGAGATGGTAGTTGCCGTCCGCGTCCCGGTAGATGCCGAAACCTGATCCTCCGGCTGAGAAGTTCTCCGACACGAGGTCTTTCAGCAGCATGATTTCGTTCAGCGTTGCCGTGCCCTTCACGTTGATGCCCTCGATGAAGGTCATCAGTTTCTCGATGGTCTCGGCGATGTCCTTGCGCACGTAGCGGTCGTCGTTGTCGTTCTTGCTGCCTATAGGGTCAAGCTTGAAGTGCCTCTTCCCGTCGGTCTCCGGTATGCTGTCGTCCTTCGACAGCTTGTAGACGGCACCCCCGTTCTCAAGGGTCGACACGAGCTGTCCCGCATAGGGGAAATAGGCTTCGGCGTCGGTGTTCCTCGCGTATACGCGTGCGTCCTCTATGGTATCGAATACAGACGAGCTGTCGATAGGCCGGTACGTTGTCCTCTTGTATTGCAGCGCGAAGCTGCTTCCGTTTATCTTTACCATGTCAACTCGTTTTGAATGTGAATGTATCGGCATCGTTCGTGCCGTCGGTCCGTATCACCCACATGCTGTAGCCCTTGGCCGTGCTGCCGTTGGCGCCCTCCACGGAGATGGGGGTGGGGCCGCTGCACACTCCGGCGTCTTCGATGAAGTTGCCGGGATATGCGGTCAGGGTGAGCTCGCTCACGGTTCCCTCAGGTATGCAGATTACGATTGTCTTCCACCGGCCGGCACTGAACTTGTAGCTGCCGGCCCCGGTGTACATCCCGCTGCTGCCGAGCGACCGTACCTGGGCCGATGTGGCAGGCACAGAGTCCACAACCCCGGCAAACCACTTGCGTCGCACGTTCACGCTGATCGTATTGTTCAGTGTTGTTTCCGGTATTGACTTGTCCTCACTTTCCGCATACACAACAGTGGCCTTGTAGGTTTCATTCTGCGTATAGTTACCAGTCAGATTGCGTACAGCTGTCTGCACGCCGTTATTTTCAGCGGAAAATTCAAGTTTGTTCTTCTCGTCGTTATCATAGTACGCCTTTGTCATTGCGCCGTTGCCGTTGCGGGTAGCCGTGTAGGTAATACTCCCTTTTGTCGAGCCATACTCCACATCGTTAGCCGTAGATAAACGGCCGTCAAGCGTGGCGGGTACGGGCTTAAACAGCAATGCCTTGACAAACTGCGTAAAGGTCATGCCTTTAGGTAATTTCTGCCCTTTATCTATGTGCCCGGTCTTGTCTGCATTCGATGTTACATCCGTTTCCAGTGCGGCACTGCCGGATGCCACAATAGTGTCTCCACCCGATATCACCGAACCCAATGAACCGGAAGAACCGGATGCACCCAGTTCGCGAAGCCGCTTGCTGCGCGGGCGGGCTTCCCGCCTGACTACCGACGATATATATTTCTTATCCATATTCAATGCCCCTCCTTTATTCTTTATCCGATTTATATTCGTCCGGACGAAGCTCCACTATTTCGAGCTCGCTTTCGTCCGATATTGTATCCTGCACGTCGGTCAGGCAGATGAACCGCTTGCTTTCCTGGCAGGCCTCCGTATAGGCTGTCAGGTCTGTATCCAAGATGTGAGCTGTACCGGCCAGCAGGGTTCTGCGATCTGCGTATTGGCTGTAGAGTGTACCGATGAGCAACTGTTCCGCCTGCGTTGTCCGTCCGGCACGGGTCAGTTCTTTCAGCTGGCAGCTGTCGCTGGTGCGGAAGTATACGCCTTTGGCTGTAGGATTTATCTCAGTCATCGTGCCGCATATCGTATCCAGTTTGATGTCCTCTTTGGCTGCCTCATTGATGATGCCGGTATATTCGATATCTTCACTTTTCGCATCACTATAGACAACATTCTTACGTACAATTTCAATTTGAGGAGCTTTATATAACATCCATCGTATTTTATCATACCAATCACTGCTGACATCGGTATTTGTACTTTTAGTCCATTCGACAATTTTGATTCCGACATAAATGCAAACCTCTATATAACCTCCATTTGCAGGATAAGGTATATATTGCCCATCTTCCATTTTTTTGAAGGAATCGAACATTTCATTATGAGTATATCCTACACAGTGACGATTCTTTTTCCAGCCAAGAACTCCCGACGAAAAATGTCGATCCTCAGGGTCGTACCACTCCAGTAAACAGCTTTTATAGGTGGCAGCGCCATTTTTCCATTCTCCAGCAGTCCAATACAAGGTGGGCTTGATATCTGTATGACCCATCACGGCTGCATTGGAGTAATGCATCAGCGCATTTCCATCCTCATTGTACAAGGTGACGGTAGCAGGTACTGTAACGAAGTTAAACTTGTCTTTCATATCGTTATAGTTCCCTTTCTCATTTCCATCATTGGCATCTGTAAAAGGATTGTAACGGGCATCTATCAACATCTCCATACTTAGGCGAAGATAATATCTGCTTCTTTCCGCTTCTTCCAGTTTCGGGATGAATACCCGGTGAGTTTTCATCAGTACGGTTTCCTGGTTGGATGTTTGCGGAAGTAGTTTCCGCTTCGGAAATCCGCTTGTCAAAGCGCCATGCCCGCCGGTATAGAAACTGAAAGCGACCCCAGATGATTCCTGTCCTCCCATCAAAGGCTGGATATGAAAATACTTTGCCGGCCCATATTTTTCGGCAAGTCCGCTACCCTTATCGCTAAGGAAGATGGTGAACGAAAGCAGAGAGTAATCCCATTCGTATCCTATCTTGTGATCATCCAAATAGTCAGGGTAATAGGAATAGTACTCACCCCCCGATGGCTTATCACTTGTCAGGTTCGTCATGCTTTCCGAATATACATCCTCATATACCACCTCCTTATCCAGCAATTTCGCATCCGAATAAGGAGAGAAAGTGATCTGAGCATTATTCGTCACTTTATCCACCCCCATCGTCTGATTGTCCCTGCTCCAAACAGCTTCCTGAGCCGGAGCATTCAGATAAAGTCCGTTCAAGTCGTATATCCAAATTTTCCCGTTCCGTTGCACCATGCGGAGCGACAGCGGTTGCAGCATTCCTTCCACTACATCTTTCAACGTGGAAGCTTCACCGTCTTCATCGTAGAAGTTATCACTGCGGACACTGATTTTATCCAGTGTGGCCCGGACGTTTCCTGCCAGGAAGGTAGTCAGATAATCCTGGTTCAGACCTCCATAATTGATTCGGCTGCGTTGGAGGGCATGCAGCAAAATACCTTCCAAGGTCTGCATCCCGGACAGATTATACTTCAGCCTGTCCAGTATACCGAAGTCGCTGAAGGTCAGTGCCACCTCATATTCTTTTCCGTAAGCGTATGGTTCCTCGTAGAACTCCGGGTCCAGCGTACCGCTCCAATAGAGCAGCCCGTTTCGCAGCACATCCAGGCGGATGCTGCCGGGGGCGATGGTATATAAATCCTCGTAGGTGCGGTCGCCGGGACTGGTTACGGTCAGTGTGGCGGTACTGCCGCATATCACTTCGTGCTTGTCCGTATGCTTCCACTCTATCACCAACGGTTCGTCGGCCGGGAAGTTGAGGACGCCGACGGCAGGATATGCCCCGTCTGCTTCCTGACTGATGCCCACCTCCCACACCACATTTTTGCGGCTGAGGTATTTGCCTGAATATCGTAGGTATTGTGCCATTTTAATCGCTGTTTAAATATCGTTTGAATAAGGTTTGAATCAGCTTCTCCTGCTCAGGTTTGTTTCCCGTTCCAGTATTCCCGTCAGCGCACGCCCGTCTATGCGGAACCTTACGTCGCCGGACATACCTCCAAGCCCTACCGGTTGTATCAGTTGCCTGAGCCGGTTGAGCGGAGCCACTACTTCCGGGTTGTTGCTTGCTCCGGCATACTCACCGAAGAGTCCCAAGGTAGGGCCGTAGGCGATGCCTCCGTTGGCAAACTTAGGCAGACTGGTCAATGCTGCCAATACACTTGCCACGGCTGCAACAGCCATTATCGGGCCTACGAACGGAATACTTGCCACGGACGATGCCGCACCGGTAGCAGCTGCGGCTGTGTTGGCCGTAGACAGTGCCGCCAGTTGTGGCAATGCCTGCGCGATGGCGTTCAGCAGGTTGCCGGCCCAGTCCAGCCAGGCACCGGCTTGTCCACCAATCACCTCTCCAAGCGAACCCATCGCATTGCCCATCGCTCCCATCGAGCCGATGGCCTCGGCATTCTTTTCCCTTGCCTTGTCTACGGCAGCATTCCAGGCATCCATGCCTTCCAGAGGTTTCTCCAGGTCCAACTTAGGTGCCTCCAACTTCAAGTCTCTCAAACCGCCTTCTTTCTGCGTAAGACTGGTGGAGGATTGCATGCTTCTCTTAATCGGGGCATCCGATATTACTCCCTCTTCCGTAGGTTTCAGCGTGTAGCGTGCCTCAAAGTCGGCATGTTTCAGGCGATACCTGATATTCTCTATCAAGTCTTCCAGCGCCACTATATCAGGCGTAAACGTCAGTTGCTCTTCTATCGGGGCTTTCTTCTGGCGTTCCTTCAATTCATTCAGTTTCTTCTCCAGTGCTTCCAGGCTTCCGGGAGCAACGGGGATATCGGCCTTGGCAGTTCCTTTTCCGCTTCCATTCCCACCTCCGAGCCCCGTCATCTTGCCCAGTGCATCTTTGCGGGCTTTGAGCTCCTTGTTATAAGCGGAGAGGCGGTTTATCTCCGCTGTTTCTGTGGGAGCAAGGCTTTTCAGTTTGCTTTCAGTGGATTCAATTTCTTTGCCCAGTTCGTCGTAACTCATGGTGGCTACGTCTGTTTTCCGGGAGGTGTTTTGCAGCGCAGACATGCCTTCGGTCATTTTCTGCATGCATTCTTCGAAACTTTTGCCCAGGTTGTGGTTCTCTATCACCAGGCGAGTTTCCTGGCGGCGAAGTTCCATGTATTCGTCTGTGTTCACCTGGCGCTTTTCCCACTTCATAGTCTTGTTACCGGCAGCGTCCAGACCGGAAGTCAACACCCGTTTGGTAGTAGTGTCTCCTCCGCTATCTATCAGCGCCTGCTTCTGCTTGCGCACCGCCTCCAGCTGCATTTCCTTCTCCGCCTTCTGCGATGCCAGCACTTTGGCCTGAGCCTCGTAGCCTATCGCCTTGCAATAGTCCGCACTCTTGCGGATCAATACGTCGTACCACTCGGCGGCACTCTTATGGTAGCCCAGCGCATCACCGTATTTTTGATTCAGTTCCTGCACCTTGCCCGATTCGTCGCCATGCCCTTTGATCAGTTTGGCCAGGGAGGATATCTCCATGTCTATCTCGCCCTTCAGTTGGGAAACAGAACTCTTGTAGGCATCCGCACTGTCTTTCAGTAAGTCTTGCTTTTCGGCTGTTTCTTTGGTCGTACTGTTATATGAAGAAAACAAGGAAATCAGTCCTTGTACCGCCAGATATATTCCGCCGGTTATAGTTGCATAGAGTGCGATGGTAGCTATGCGCAACGCATTTGTGCTGACGGTTGCCGTTCCATTGGCAATGGCAAGCGCCCTCATTGCAATAGTCTGCACCCGAGTGTGCATAGTTGCCAGGGCAGTGGCCGCCGCCGTACCTTTCAGTGCAATCGCCACGGACCGGAGGGAGGAGTAGAGGCGTACAAGGCCGGTGACGGCAGTGGTGGTTTGCGCCATGGCGGTAATGACACGCATGGCAGGTTGTACCATCGCACCGAACTGTTCCTTGATATCCCCCAGCGTATTCTCCAGTTGTTTCTGTTTACCGGCATCCGTCCTTGCCAGTTCGGCATTCATCTCGCCTACATTGTCGCGGATGACTTGGGCCAGCATGGCAGCACGTTCCGATTCGGTGCCATATTGCAGTACTTTCTTCTGTGCCTCCGTAAAGGTGACGCCCACCCGTTGCAATACGTCTACCTGCCCCTGCATGGCCTTGCCCATCATGTTGCCGATTCCTACGGCATCCTGGTTGGTGGCATTCAGCCCCTTCTGCTGGGCAAGCAAATTATTCATGGCGGGAATAAGCGAATCAAGGCTCGCTTTCTCGTTCAAGAAAGTGGCCATTTGCTGGGCACCGCTCAGTTGTACCTCATCGCCTATTACTCCCAATGCCTGCTGGGCAGAAGCCAGGTCTTTAATACTTTGTATCTCTTCGTCAGTGGCAGACATGCGTTGCCGCATCACGGTCTGAAGTTGCGTCTCCGCAACGAGCTGTACCTGGTAAGCATCGGTCAGTTCCTTGCATACACCGAACAGCTGCTGTATCGATTGGCCAAGCATATCAGCCGCCTGTGCCGCCTGCGCCCAATCGACGATACTGCGTTGCGCCTTTGAAACCTCCTCAGTAACCTGTTGCACTCCTTTTCGTAAGTGCTCCGTATTCACACCCACCGTCTTGATGACCGAGGATGCTTCGTCCTTCATCCGTATGGAAAAATCCAAATAATTATCCGCCATATCAAAAAATAATGTTACCTTTGTAAACAATCAAATCAATAAGCCATGTCCGAACTTATTCAATCCCTGTTGAAGTTGCCTCCTTATTTGCTGGCACTTTATATCATTAGCGCTGCTTTTGTGGTCATATTTGCCATCTTGCTGTTTGTACCCCGGAGGAATAGGATATGATGCTGGCTGACTCTACATCCCCGCCTTCCTCTTCAGTTCCTCAAACCGTTCCCTCGTACTTTCCTCCGCCGATGCCGTAGCTTTCCGCTCCGCATCCCACTCGAACCTGCACACATCCGTCACCTTCAACGCTTTTTTACTGTAAGGTTGCAGCACGCAGCACGCCAGGAACCGGGTACGTTCCCAAGGTTCGCGCATCCGCGTCTGCTCCCAACTTTTATAAATGCAGAAGAACTCGTGGGGAGTACAATGGCAGAATTCCATCAGGCTCATCCCTATACTCCCCACGGCTATACCCGTCAGTTCTTCGATGCTTGCGGAGCCGTCTTCTTTTTTTTTGAGTCTCCGGCATCCTGCTGCATGGTCTCCACAAAGTCGGTCAGCTTGTCCATCTCCAGGCCGTCGGCAAATTTGTCGAGGTCCAGATCGAACGGTACATTGTCCGCATTGCAGGCACTTGCTACACAACAGAAGAGGAAGACCACCATCAGGCTTGCTTCCGTAGTCATCTCGCTCACTTCCATGCCCGTTTCCTGCTTGAAGCGGCGCATAGCCCCCATGGTCATGCGCATAGGGTACTCCTTACCATATACTTGAATCTTCTTCATAGCATTATCCTTGTACGGTACCGTCTACTTTCGCTTCGTCGATGGTCACCACTCCGGTGTTATCGAAGGTAGCGTTGTAAGTTGTATCATCGCCTGCCGGAGCAGCTTCTTCCAGAGAAGAGATGATAAAGTTGCCACTCATGTAGGGAGCAGCATCACTGCCGCGGACAAAGCCTTTGAGCTCTACGGAGCCGCCTACTTTCCACTTGGCAAGCAGTTCCTTCATGCCGTTTTCCTCTTCACCATAGAAGCGGAGACCTTCACACTTCACCTGGACACTGAGCCCCGTCACGGTTTTTTCCTTGAACAATCCGGCATTGGCTGCCGATTCTGCCGAAGCGGGTTTCACCGCACGGTCTTTCGTTTCACTGTTATAAGTTGTGGTGTGACTCGTACAGTGTCCGCACGCTTTACCGCCAATGCTCATCAGCAGGTCACTACCGTTTACATATCCTTGTTTTGCCATAAATTCTATTGACTTTTGATTTACGATTTATGATTTATTCAGGCGCTGTTTAAAGAGCCTGTAAACGATGATTAAAGAGAGGGCTATTAGCAGTAACCTACCTGCCCATATCTGAAACCATTGCCAGCCGGTTGGCTCATGCACCACCTGCGGAGGAGGTTCTTCCACTTCCTCACCGGTTTCATTTCTTATGCGCGTAATTTCTTCCCGGAGGGCGATTACTTCACGCGCCAGGCTGTCGCAGGTCGAAGTGAACGTTAAGGTATCACCGCGTCCGCGTACCACGCTTGCCGTGGCCTGCCCGCTTCGCGCACTATATCCCGCGCCTTCCGGCAGCACGGCCAGTTGGCTCATCGGCAAGGTCATCCGCGCTTCGCTTGCCGGTACCGGTAGAAAGGTCAGAACGGATTGTCTTACGCTTTGCAGGCTGTCGAGGACGGTACTCTTCACCACTCTTGTCGGACTTTTGCAACTCATCGCGCACAGGACAATTAGCAGAAAAACGACAATTGTTAGCCTTTTCAACGACACGCCTGAGTTTGGCGAGTTCTTTTCTGATTGCATTAATTTCTTGTTTTAAAGGTTCCACGATATCATCCATCAGAATTTGCATCGCCTTCTGAACGTTGTCCAGTTCGCTACTACGGGTATTTACCTTCGCCGCCTGTACTTCTTCCTTCAGCTTTTCTACCTCCTGGATGTATTTCCGTCTGTCTATGTACATCTTGAATCCTCCGGCTCCTATGGCAACCGTAAGGATACCACATATCAGCTTCAAGATTTCAAGTGTATCCATTTTATTCCTCCTGTTTAGAGTAAGTTCCAACCCGCTTCCACATCTGCCGTCACAGCGGGAATGCCATTCTCTACCTGAGAGACGGCTGCCGCAAAAGCGCACATGGTTGCTTTATCATTCACATCAGGCACATAGCTGTCTGGTACCTGCATTTCCGTGCACACCCGCCGGATATAACCCGATGTGTTGTTCTCCACGGGCGGCGCCCATCGGTTGATGAAGTCCGCCATCGTCCGGCAACCGTTCATCCTACGATAGTTCTGCAACAGCTTGATGAGAGCTCGGTAACCGTAGGCCATCGTTTTGAACTGACAGAATGAACGGTCCTGCGACGGGCGCACCTCCCCCTGCCACAAAGTACGTGACAGGCGGATGTTTCCCGGATTATTGTTCCTCAGTCCTCTGGTCATCTTTCTGCTCCGTTTCTTTCTGTTCAGGTACCTCAACCGCTTTCTCTTCCTTAGCGGCTTTCGGGGCTTCGGGTGCCTTGGTCTCGGGTTTCTTGGCAGGTTCCGGCTCCTTGATTCCGGCAAGCTTGCGGCTTACCAAATCATCCGCACGTTCCTGGTCTACCTGCAACTCCGCACCTACCGGATATTGCGTCTTGTGGTCGTACTTGTCCTGGAAGGATTCGAGGACAATCACTGTAACTTTGTCTTTCTTTGCCATAGCTGCACCTCCTTACCCTTCTGTTACAAATTTGAATGCACCGTCGGCGCGCCAGTCCAGTGCGATGAACTCCTCACCGAAGCCGATCTGCGTGTCCGCCTTCATCAGCATCTTGAAGAAGTAGAGTTCGCTGGCATTCGCCCACTTGTCAATCTGAATGACGTTTTCGTCATCCTGCAGGTTGACAGCTGCGAAAAGGTTGCCGTTCATACCACTGTCGCAGAGGGTGGCGACGATCAAGCCTTGCGGCCATTGAGTCAGCACCTCGAACGGAATGCCCTTGTAGCGTTCCTGGTTGATATCCGTAGGGGCGGTACCTTTATTGGCGAGTTGCGTCAGTTCGTCATCGTACTGGTCGAAGTCTTCCACAGACATCAGGATGCGCAGGTTCGGATTCTTACGCATGGTTACGGGAATCTTGGCACGCAGTTCCTTGAGACGCGCCAGCATGGTAGTGCCGACGGTCTTCACCTTCACGACATCCGCATTCTTGGCAGCCTGCGTCAGAATGCCGTCCATCAGGTAGGCATCACCGGTGTCTTTGTATTCGCCGTTGATATACTGGTAGCCCAGCTCGTTGCCCACTTGCTTCAACAGTTCACTCAACAAGAGGCTCTGAATGTTGGGGGGAAGCTGACGGAAAACGAGTTCACCCGTAGGCTGGAAGGGACGCCAGATGTGCTCGAAGGCACGAGGGTTGAAGAGGGTAAAAGCCATCATGTCTTTCGGCACGAGCCTTTGCTCGCTGTAGGTAAAATCTCCCTTGCTGTCATCCTTAGTAGGGTCTTCTTTTCGTTTTTGCAGCATGGCACCCGTTTTTACGCGGGGGATGCTGATGGAGCTGTTAATGCCCGGAATGACCATAATCAGCCCTCTGCCCACCAGTTCGTTGCCGGTAGTGGCAAGGGTGAGGGCGGTTTCCTGTAATTCACCACCATACTTAGTGGTATTCAATCCTTGAATTGCCATAATTTCATTTATAATTTAGTCATTTACAATTTATCGCTGTCACATTTTCACTTTCTGCCGTCCGCGGATTTGCGGGGCACTGCCGGCGCTACGCACGCTGCTGCCGACATTCTTGCCAAAGTAGGAGCTACCGCCCAGTTTGGCATTCTTGGGGTTCTTGATCGGTATCATAGCGCGTCATTTTTTAAGATTTTCACGAATTTCCCTCATCCTCTTTTGCCAAGGGCTTTCGCCTTCACCGCCCGCAGGGACTTCCAGTTTGTCCTTCAGCATCTTCTTCGGCTTCAACGCCTTCAGGGCGCTCAATCCGTTTTTGAAGTCAGCCTTCAGAATGTTCTTGTAGGTGTCCTTCTGGTCGGCACCGATACGGCCGTCCGTCACGGCATCCGTCACTGCGGTTTCAATCCGCTCTTCTTCCTGCTGTTTCAGCTGCTCTTTCAGTTCGCCATTCTCCTTTTCCAGATCATCGGCTTTGTCCGCTTTCTGAGCAGTCTCGCCAAGCATGGCCATCACTGCCGCTTCGTCAGCACAGTTGGCGAAACGGGGAATTGTCTTAAAGTCTTCCAATTTCATTTTATCGGGGTTTTGTGGCTGTTGCTCCTGCTCCAGCCGGTTAGTAAATATGCGGTAAATATCGTCCGTGGTGCTCTCATCGGGTACGGCTTCCACGTCGTAGATGGCATCGATCAGTCCCAGCTGCAAGGCTTCGTCGGCTTTCAGCCAGTGGTCGGTACCGTCGAAGTAAGCATTCTTTATCTCTTCCTTATCCTTGCCGCAGCGTCCGCCGATGATTTCGGCGATGGTGTCTTCCAGGCTCTCGATGGTGGAGATCATATCCTGCAAGTCCTTCTTATTGCCGTAGCAGCCGCCACTGACGTTGTGCAACATCATGCGGGCATAGCGGCTCATCTCCACGCGTTTGCCGCAGAGGGCAATGACACCGGCTATGCTGGCGGCGATGCCGTCTATATAGATGGTGACATTGCTCCGGCACTGGCGGATGGCGTTGAAGATGGCGATGCCGGGGTAAACGTCACCGCCGATGGAGTTGATACGGATATTCAGGTTCTCATAGCCCGCGTCCAGGTACATCAGTTCGTTCACGATGTCGCGGCTGGCTATCTTGCCCTCACCGCCTTCGTCGCTGACTTCTCCATAGAGCAGCAGGCAAGCGGTCTTTTCGTTTAATATGGATTTAAAAACAGTCATGCGTTTCCGATTATTTGCGGCAAAGCTATGTCTATAAGGATAACCGCACAAAAAAGTGTGTAACGGTTACGAGCAGGCATGTAAACCTTGCGGCATAGTTTGTAACCGCTCCGCGCTTTTTTCCTCTTCCCGTCCGGAGTAATGACCTTTGCGTAAACTCTAATTACAGAATTATGGCAGATTTAACCGCACAACAGAAAAAGGACTATGCCCGCACACTCTACCTGAAGGACAATCTTACCCAGCAGGAAATAGCGGACAAAGTGGGTGTATCGCGAAAGACCGTCAACCGGTGGGTGACAGTGGAAAAATGGGAAGAGATGAGGGTCGGCATGACGCTTACCAAAGAGCAGCAGGTGGCCAGCCTTCACCGGCAGGTGGCGGAGATCAACCGTATCATCAGCCAGCGGGAAGAAGGAAAACGCTATGCCACCGCGGCCGAGGCCGACACGCTGAACAAGCTGGCAACAGCCATCAAGAAGATGGAAACCGACGTAGGCATTGCCGATATCATCAGCGTAGGCATGAAGTTCATCAACTGGCTGCGTCCGTTCGATCTGGACAAGAGTAAAGAGTTCCTTCGGTTGTGGGATGCTTTTATAAAGGATAGCCTGTAACTAATTAAGAATGAAAAATTAAAAGTTATGGGAACACAGAATCAAAGGGACAGGGACGCGCTCCGCGAATGGGCGGTGTTCTATGAAGCCGGGCTTCGCCGCCAAAACTCGGATGTGAACCTGACGCAGGCACAGATAGCCAAAGACCGCGTGCGCCTGGAAGCCGACCCGATAGAATGGATAAAGTTCTTCTTCCCGGATTATTGCAAGTTTGAGTTTGCCGACTTCCAGATAAAGGCCATCCGTCGCTGCATCAAGCACGAAGAATGGTTTGAGGTGCTTTCCTGGGCGCGAGGGCTGGCAAAGAGTACCACGGTGATGTTCATCGTGATGTACCTGGCACTGACAAAGAAGAAGTGCAATGTGATGATGGCGTCTGCCACACAAGACAGTGCTACCCGCTTGCTCGACCCGTATAAGAAGCAGTTTGAAGAGAATGCCCTGATACGCGCCTACTACGGTGTACAAGTCAACCTTGGCAACTGGTGCGCCGAAGAGTTTGTAGCCAAGTGTGGATGTTCGTTCCGTGCCGTGGGTGCCGGTAATGCACCACGTGGTAGCCGCAATGGTGCCATTCGTCCGGACGTACTACTGGTGGATGACTTCGATACCGACGAATCGGTCCGCAACCCGGATACGGTTCAGAAGAACTGGGAGTGGTGGGAAAAGGCACTGTACGGTACGCGAGACACTGCCATAAAAACACTGATCATATTCTGCGGGAATATCATTGCCCGCGACTGCTGTGTGGTAAGGGCGGGAGAAGCGGCCGACCATTGGGATATAGTGAACATCCGGGACAAGGAAGGACGAAGCACCTGGCCATCCAAGAATACGGAAGAGAATATCGATACGGCACTTTCCAAAATCAGTACCGCCGCCCAGCAGACGGAGTATTTCAACAATCCCGTCACTGAAGGCGAAGTATTTAAGGAACTGACTTACGGCAAAGTGCCCGCCCTGAACAAGTTCGATTTCCTGGTCATCTACGGCGACCCCGCACCCGGCGAGAACAAGAGCAAGAACAGCAGCACCAAAAGCTGCATCCTGATGGGACAGCTGAAACAGAAGGTCTATATTATCAATGTCCGCCTGGACCGTGGACTGAACTCGGACTTCATCGACTGGTATGTACAACTGCTGGAATATGTAGACGGAAAGACATCGGTGTACTGCTACATGGAGAACAACAAACTGCAGGACCCTTTTTTTCAGCAAGTATTCAAACCGTTGGTCGGTAAGGTGCGCCGGGAACGGAACGTGCAACTTTACATCCATCCCGACGAAGAACGAAAGACCGAAAAAGGTACCCGTATCGAAGCCAACCTGGAACCGCTGAACCGAGAAGGGAACCTCATCTTCAATGAAGCCGAAAAGGACAATCCGCACATGAAGCGACTGGATGACCAGTTCCGGCTTTTCACCCTGCGGATGAAGTTCCCCGCCGATGGCCCCGACTGTGTGGAAGGCGGCCTGCGCATCCTCAAGAAGAAAGTACAGCAACTCAAACCGATTACCGTGGCGCGTCACAACGCCCGGAACAATCCTAAAAGATTATAGCCATGAGTAAATTCATCAATCCCGAAGACTACGACGCCAGTATCCACCGCGAGATACTGGGCTCCCTGACCCGCGATGACGAAAGTATCGTCGAAATCTGCGAAGACCGTGCCATCGCTGAGATGCGCGGCTATCTCAGTGCTCGCTACGATGTAGATGCCATCTTCTCCGCCGAAGGAGATGCACGCAACCAGCTTGTCCTGATGATGGCAATCGATATCGCAGTATACCATATATTCAGTATTCATAATCCGCAGAAGATGTCGCAGATACGGAAAGACCGCTATGAGCGTGCCGTGGAATGGCTGAAGCAGGTGGCGGCATTCAAGATCACCATCGACGGTGCTCCCAAGCTGCCGGAAGAAGAGCAGAAACAGAATAGCCCCTGGCTGATGAGTAGTAACCCTAAACGTACGAACCATTTATGAAAAGAATAAATTTCCCGGCATTTTGGAACAAAGCATCCAAAATCAAACAGCGCATCACCGAAGGCAGCAACGTCACCCGCCAGGGCGCCACCATCATACTGACGCAACCCCAACGCTTCGGCATCGGGCTGGACGACTACATGCGGGGCATCCGAAGCGCCGAGAATGTGGACTTCACACAGCGGGTTCAGATTTACGACATCTACAGTGAGAGTCTGATGGACCCGCACCTGTTTTCTGTCATCCAAAAGCGGAAGAGCGGTGTGCTTGGCAGGAAAATAGAGTTCAGGCGCAACGGCGTGGCCGATGATAAAGTAAACGAGCAGATTTCCTCGCCCTGGTTTCTACGGTTCATTGGTGATGCACTGGATGCCGACTACTGGGGATTCACCTTGGTGCAGTTCTACATCAACAGCAAGGGATGGATAGACTACTATCTCGTGCCCCGAAAGCACGTGGACCCGGTACTTAGACTCATCAAAACCCGTCAGAACGACATCAACGGTGAAAGCTTCGACGAATACCCGGACCTGCTGATGATACGGGGCAAAGAACCGCTCGGCATCCTGGCACGGTGCGCTCCGTACGTCATTTATAAGCGGGGAACCGTGGGCGACTGGGCGCAGTTCTCCGAAATATTCGGCATGCCTATACGCAAGTACACCTACGATGCCGCCGACCCGGAAGCATTGTCCGCCGCCATGGAAGCCGCCAAGGCCCAGGGAGGCGCATCCTCCTTCTTTACACCCGAAGGTTCTAACCTTGATTTCGTAGAAACGGGTAATACCACCGGCAGCAGCGATCTCTACAGTACCTTCGTTGACCGCTGTAACGCGGAAATGAGCAAGGCTGTCCTGGGCAACACCCTCACCACCGAAGCCAGCGAAACGGGCACACAAGCCTTGGGAACCGTGCACAACAAGGTGGAGCAGATACTTATCGAGCAAGACGCTCTTGCCATTCTGAACCTGCTGAACTACGATATGACCGACTTGTTTGCGGCTCTTGGCGTCAATACCCAAGGCGGTGAGTTCGTTTATGTAGAAGAAACGGACTTGGAACAAGTGAAAGTCAAAGCCGAATTACTGGAAAAGGCTGTAAACGTATTCGATCTGCCGCTCGATGATGACTATCTGTACGAGCAATTGAACATCGAACGCCCGGACAACTATGAACAGTTGAAAGCGGAAATGGCAGAGAAGAAGAAAATGAACAACCCATTCGCTCTCGGAGTATCTCAATTCTCCTCCTCCGGGGAGGTTGCCCTCCCCCGCCAAACGGGGGAGCAAGGAGGGGGTGAGTACCCACAGGGGGAGGTGGTAGCAAAACACCCCCAGAACCGCTCCCGCTCTTTTTTCGGGGACGCCCCGCAAACCAACGGGGCTTTAGACTGGTAATGAACAATCTTTACTATGGGGAACAGCAGCTACCGGGCCTTGACGAACTCGACTATATGTCCGGTTCTGCCGCACCATTGCAATGCAAGGCCGATGATGGCGTAAGCACCGCTTTCGTCTTCGACAACGCCGCCCTGCAACGTGCCTTGAAGCATATCTACGAAAAGGATTTTCACCCTATGACGGAAATAGAGGAAAACCTTTTCAATGAGACATTCCGTATCTTCAACGAAGCATCAAATGAAGGGCTTAGTGAATCCGCTGCCGAAATTCCGGTAGAGTTCCGTCAGAAGCTTGACCTCGGCAACGCTGTATTCTCCGCCTTCAAAGTCCACCGGATGCAGAACGATATCGCCGCGCAACTCTACGATTCAAACGGTATTTTAAAACCGTTTAAACAGTGGAAAGAAGATGTTCACCCCATGCTCGACCATCACGTCCGGCACTGGCTGCAAACCGAATACAATACCGCCGTCATCCGTGCCCGCCAGGCTGCGGACTGGCAACGCTTCGAGCAGTACGCCGATGTCCTGCCCAATCTGGAATGGATGCCCAGCACCAGCGCAAACCCGGGAGCGGACCATCAGGTCTATTGGGGGACTATCCTTCCGATAAACCACCCCTTCTGGAGTGTGCACCGCCCCGGAGACCGTTGGAACTGCAAGTGTTCTTTATCGGCTACAGACGAACCTCCTACGGGAGCGCCACGTGGAAGCACCGCCCCCAAAGACCAGCCTGCCCCGGGACTGGACAACAATCCGGGACGGGACGGCAAACTGTTCAGCGATACGCATCCCTACATAGCCAATGGATATGAAGGGGCGAAAGAGGCCGTGAAGAAATATATGGCAGAGCATGTGAATAAGGAGAAGCCGATAGTGTATGAACCGGACAAAGAGCGGAAAGAGGCACTGAAAGTTCGTAGAAAGGAAATACAGAAAGATGCAGAAGTGCTGAAGGCGAAACCTCTTGTCAACTCTGATTTTAAGAAAGAAATCATTGTCAGCAAAAAGTCCATCAAGGAATGGTTGAACCAACCTCACGAACATTATGCCGAAAAGAATGAGATGCTATTGTACCCCAGTGATGTCATCCGACAGGCTCAATATAAGGGATGGACGGAATATCATAAAAACAATCCTATGTATGTAAAGTCTCATGTTTTTGAAGTGACTGTTAAGGGAGACAAGTCGTGGATTATTGTATTGGAAGATGTGGACGGGAATATGATATTACATAGCATCTCCGATAGCAGCAAAGTAATGGACAACATACAAAAATAGCCCGAAAGACCATTTCAACCGGAACTGCAATCCGGAGCTGTGCCTGTCGAGCTATTTTCTTAGACTGCAAATATACAGAAAAATATCAAGTAAACAATGAATATTCAAGAATTTAACCGACGTATTTTGCAATATCAAAAGCAACTGGCCGACCTGACACGCCGCCGCATGCCCGTACTGGCAGGCAACATCGCCAAACGCCACATCGAGGAAAACTTCCGCAAAGGAGGTTTTACCCATAACGGTTTCCATAAATGGAAGGAAACCAAGCGGCAAAGAAACGGTGGAAGCAGTGCCGGTTCTCAATACGGACCGCTGCTCTCCGGCAGAAACCATCTTTCCGGCAATATCCAATACACACCAGGAGACGGACAGGTTACTATCTTCACCCGCGCCCCTTATGCAGGCATCCACAACTGGGGAGGCATAGTTCGCCCTACCGTCACCCCGCAAATGCGTCGCTTTGCCTGGGCGCAGCATTACCGGGAAGCGGGTAAAGACAAAAAGAAAGATACTTTTTGGAAACGCCTCGCATTGACCAAAAAGACCAAACTTACTATCAACATCCCGCAGCGCCAGTTCATGCCATCCAAGCCGGGATCGGAACTGATAAGGAAAGTAAATGATAAACTGAATACAGAAGTAGAGAAAATTATAAATCAATAATTTATTATGGAACAACTATTCAACGACCTCCAGCAACAGATCGCCAATAAAATGGGTAACGACGTTTCCCTTATCGACGAAGACTACGGGCAACTGGAAGCCCTGCAGAACGGGGAAGACCAGTACCCGGTCACTTTCCCCTGCGTCCTTATCGGCATCCCCGAAACCTTGTGGGACAACCTGAAAGGCAACCTCCAACACGGCAAGACCACCATCATCATCCGGCTTGCCTTCGACTGCTACGATGACACTCACTATGGCAGCACCCAGGAACAGCGCGCAGCCGAACGCATGGCACTGGCCCGACGCCTGAACGGCGCGTTGCACGGCTGGCGGTTCGACGGATGTGTCACCGCCCTGGTACGCCGTGCCAGCCGACAGTTCTCACTGCCCGGCGGCATCAAAGTCTATGAAATGGAATATACCACTACGACAGCGGATGAGATTCAGAACAACGAGAGCTGACGGTTCAGCTCATCCTGTTGAAGGATGATACGCGGGTCGGCACTGGCATTGATAAGATTATAAAATGTCTTTTCGGAGATACAGAACAGCGGCCAGATATAACGCCGCAGAATCTCCCTGTTGGAAAGTCCGCTATTGGCATGTTCATCGTAAATGCGGTTAACCTCCGCAACCCGATGCGCATAGCTGCGCCCGATAATTTTATTACGTCTTTTTTTCATTTCCCGAAAACTTTATTGTGATTACCCTGACTGCTGAAAACCTGATACAAAAATAATTATAATAACACATTAATGCAACTAATACCGCCCAAAAGCACATTCTACAACACGGAATAGCCTGTTTACACCACCTTTGCCGCGTCAATTCGCGAAAAGGACAGCAAATCATTAATCACTAATCATTAAAAACAATGAGTGTAAACTATTCTCTCGCTCTGATGAGCACCAAGCCGGGCGATGACAGCGCCCCTAAGAAATATTACGCCAAGGCGCAAGCCAGCGGCGAAGTAACCATGGACGAAATGGCAGAACAAATCTCCTACGCCACCTCCCTTACGGACGGTGACGTGCTGAACGCCATCCGCGCCCTGATCAAATAGAACAATCTCCATCTGGCGGCGGGCAAGATCGTACGCTGGGAGAACTTCGGCAGTTTCCAGCTCCAGCTATGCAGCACCGGTGCCGAAACCGAAAAGAAATTCACCAGCGCCAACATCACCGAAGCCACCATCCAGTTCCGCCCCGGCCGTCCCGTCAAGGCGGCAACCCGTGCGGGCGACGGCGACCAGGGAGAGAATCCGCTGGGCTGACGAACCACTTAGTAGTAGTGCGCCGACTACTACCTGGTAATTGACCAACTACCCGTAAGTAGCGAGCCCACTGCTTACGGGTAGTTTTTTTTGTAGTTGCCACTGCGCAGCCTTAAATTGTACATTGTAAATCGTAAAATTGTAAATGAAGAGATGAAAGCCATTTATATGAGTGACCTGGCACAAGCCTACTTCCCGAACTCTACTCCCCGCAGCGCCAGCTCGCAACTGCACCGCTGGATAATGCTGAATACCGAACTGCAAGCACGTCTTGAAGAGTTATGTTTCAAGCCCAGGCAGCGGGCGCTGACGCCGCTGCAACATGAGGCGATAATAGCATGTCTGGGGGAACCGGGAGAATAGGACCATTTTCCTGGCGTCAGAAAAACGATCGAGAGATAGCGCTGGGGGCGTATCTCAACAAAAAAGCCGCAGTATGGTGTTCCATGCAGCGGCTTTTTCTTTGCTTCGCTAATAATTTATTTCTTTCTTAAATTGGAAGTGATGCAATCTGCCAGCATATAGACAAAGAAGGCTATAAAGATAGCGGCATCCGAATGCTCTTCCAATACTTCAAAAAATACCTTCATATTCATTCCTCTATTTTTACGGTTTATACTTTCTAATCAAATAGTTTTTCAAATTTCCCATTCTATCTGCAAGCCATACAAAAGGCCGCAATGCATAAGTAAATACAAGTATTGGTGTTGCAAGCAGGATACCTGGAATGCAATAAACTACCCATATCACACGCCACTTTAGTCTACTTTTCTTCATTTCTCTGATTTTTCAAAATTCTACTAAATATCCTTTCACTTTCTTCTGGTGTAATAAATCCATGAATTTTCAAATAAGAACGACACAAAGTTACTATCGCTAATTTCTTCTATTTTCCATAATTAATCTCCTTTCTCTTTTAATGCACTATTTTCTATAATAACCCACTCGTTTTCCGACATGCAGTCCGGGTCTTCCCCGAACCGGATAAAATCCTCTTTATCTGCTACATATCCTAACGGGCAGGTATGAGCGGAACACGCCCCTTGAAGCTTGACACCGAATATACTCCTGCTCGTTTTCATCACAAGTTCTGCCTTGCGGATATATTTCCTTGCAAGCCTACGATTGCATTTGACGTTTCTTTTCGTAAGCCCTTTTGCGATAATTAAACGGGCCTTATACCATTCTATGAATTCTCCGTTGAAAACATATTCGCCATCGTCACAATCCTTATGGTTGCATCCATATCCACCTCCTACGGGTGTGTTTGGCGTGAAAAATCCACAGCTATTGCACAAATCGTCTATATGTATTAATTTTTCCATAAAATCCTATTTTGATTTTTTAAAACCGAGACCAATAGCCTGCAATCTCTTTAAGGCTTGTTTCTCATAATTATATTTAACTTTTTCACTGATTTTTTTATCCCAGCAATCGACACAAAAAGGTCCATCGGGAGCATTGTAGCAACCACCTTTTATCGGCTTCCCACATCTCTTGCATTGTAACTCATTATCCATTGGGTTCATATCTTATCAGTTATACTCCAATTATCTCATCATTGATACGAAATATGCTATCACTCACAAAATCGTATATCTTATACATAAGTTCTGGTTCTTCTTTTTCCGGAGAATAAACTATCACTTTTTTGCCTGCACCTTTCATCCATCCGGCTTCTGTATTGGCTGACCGACCACAAGGAAGAACCATTACGCACACATCAGCCCATTGCATACCATTGAAATCAGAATTAAATCCTTTTTGTGCAATCGGATGATTGAGAGCTTCTCTGTATTGTTCTGTTGTCCATTGCTGCCAATTAGGATCTATATCAGACCATTGAAAACCACCATTGCCATGAGGAGGATTCCTAAAGTCATATACTTCGTGACCTTTATTTCTGAGAAACGATACAACATCCTGTTGATATGAGTTTCTCCAACTACTTGCTACATAAATCTTTGCCATACACTATAAATTTTATTTTAAAATTATTATTTTTGCATCGTTGTTGTACTTGTGGCCGAATGGATAAGCTCCATCTGACAAATGGATATGTAGGTTCAAATCCTTCCAAGTACGATTATTGTCAAATTAAATATTGATAAAAATATGACACCACTACTATTAAGTATAGCAGCTGGGGTTATTTCAAATTTATTATCAAATTATATTACCAAAAAATATCAGAAAACAACCCCGGCAATAATATACAACATCACCAATATAAACTATTATGGAGACGTTCAAAACGTTTATCTTGGCAGGGTTGAAAAATAATTTTTTGGAGGGAGCGGTTTTTTCCCGCTTCCTTTTTTATTCATTTCTTTTTTATATTTGAGTTATTTTCTTATTCATTTTTGAATTGTCTTTAGTCAACCTGATATAGCCTGCATCCCGTCTTCTCCTTCGCCCTGAGCAAAAAGCTGGCGGCCTCGTCACTGTCAACCACCAGCTTGATGGCGGTAAGCCCTTCCGTTTTGGGCTTCTGTAAAAGCAGGGAGCAGGGCTGGTCATAATAGTTCCAGTAGAAGATGAAATCCGCCACGTGGAAATTGTCTATCTGGACAATGTATTTCACGGGAATACGCATAGGACTTCAGTGGTTAAATGTCGTTTGAATTCCCTTTGAGGCAGGGTTTCACTTCCCCGTCCGGTACCCAGTCCACCGTAACGATGCCCTTCACCTTGCCGGTACCGCCACACTTGGGGCACGGGACCAGTTCCGTGTCCTTTCCCGTGATATCCCCCTGGAAATAGCCGTTGCCCTGACAATAGCCGCAGGAATACCCCGGGAATTCTCCGACGGTCTCCCGTCCCGTTCCGAAGAGGGGTGCCGTTACCAGCACCCCGCTCTGTTTCTTGCTCATGGTTTGTTCTGTATTAAGTTCTTTTTCTCCTTTCATAATTCCAGCCGTTCAGTCTATACACCTCGCGCCGTGCCTCTTCCCTGGTCGGATATTCATTCACCTTGGTGCCAAGAGTGGATATCCTCGGAGGGAAGCTGTCACCCTGACGGTAGGTGATGTCAAGGTACACAGCCCAGCACCGCCCGCGGGGACGGTACCGGTAACGGCGGTGTATCTCCCTCATCTCACTGCTCAACCGCATCGCTCTCCTTTTTAGGCTCCACATAGAAGGTCTCCTCCTGCACCACCTGCACACCGATCTTGGGGAAATAGGATACCACGTCAGGATTCTCACGGTCAGCCAGCAGTCTGTCCTTGGCAAGCTCCTCACTGGTGCGGATATACTGCGGCAAAAGCTCCTTGCATAAATTCGTCACTGCCGCCCAGGTGAACCCCTTCAGGTTCTTCAGCTTCGGTGTACCGGTACGGAAGCCGAACACGCCATGGGCGCTCTCCAGGCTTTTCTTCTTAGAGAACAGCTCATCCTTGTTTTCTACGGCGTATGCCTGCATGATGTCGAAGTTCTTTTCCTTCGTGGCAGACAGTTCTGCCAGCTGGTCCGCATACTTCTCGCGGATACGGGTCATCTCAAGGTCCATTTTTGAGGTGAGGTTCTGTACTTTGGCATCGGCCGCCGCAAAATCTGCGAAGGCCTGCTCTGCCTGCTCGCGGCTGATACCGCTGACTACTGTTTTCTTTGTTCTTGCCATAATTCTTGCTCTTTTGATAGGGTTAATAATTTAATAGTTGATTTTATTTTTCTGCTGCTTGCCGGCATTGCGGTGATAGGCCCTGTACTCTTCTGTTTTCGTAGGGTCCTCCAACTGCCGGAGTTCCCGGTCGATGTTGTCGTAACGCACCAGCTCCGCTCGGTATTCGTCCAGCAGACGGTCGTACTCGATAGGTCTCAAGGCGGTAATACCCGCCATCAACCGGTCCTGCAGGTCACAGATACGGTCTGCACAGACTTCGAGACGGGACGCCAGCCGTTCACGGCGTTTGTTTCTGTCTATGATATGGACCATTGGGATATATTGATTATTATTATCTACCATCTCATCTCCTCCCCTTTTTTATTGTGATAAAATTCTGCACAACCGGAGCGGCGGCAAGCTCACTCTGGCTGTAATAGACCAGTCCGGCTTTGCGGTATCCGGTAATGTAACCCTTACGCTGCCAGGCATTCAGCGTCTCACGGCTACATCCTATAAGCTCTGTAGCATCTTTCTGGCCGATATAGTCCGCACGGTTCGTATCCGGCAATTTCTGGTATTCGGCACGTTGGCGGCGTTCTTTCAACAAATCCTCCACAAAGCCTTCCAACTGCGCGACCTTACGCTTCAGAGCCTCAAACTCCCGTACACTGACTGACTGGCGCTCTTTGGGCTCAGGTCTGTCAACCGTCACCGGATATCTGTCCGCATCGGGTATCAGCTCTTCCAGCGATAATCGCCCTGCGGCAAAACGGGCGGCGTCACGGCAGGCATAAAACACGGTCTCGTCCTTGTCTTCCTCCGGAACAGAAGCCACGTAGGTGGCAAACACCTGACTCTCATTATGCCCGTTTTCCAGCACCTCGGCCTGGAGCAGACTGATTTTATCCCCTTTCATGCGGAGAATGGTAATTCCTTTCTTTATTTCCTGTTTCTTTCTCATTGTATCAATCCTTTTTAAGTTTCCTTTTCTCACGGCGCATCCACGCCTCCAGCTGTTTCTTGGTGGCCTGGAGCTCCCAAAGCCTCATGCTTGTAATGTCCTTGCGCGCCTTGCTGTACTTACGTGCCCAGATGTTCAGCTTCGCCACGTTCATGCGGTATTCCTCCTCACTGTCGCTGGTAAACCCCTGGTTCAGCTGGGGAATCTGGAACGAAAGACGGTAGATGTCCCGGAATACATTCCTGGCTTCTGCCATCTGCATGGCCCGTGCCTTGTCGTCCGTCGGGTTCAACCGCTCCAGCAGCTGCCGCGCCTCACGCATCGTCAGTTCCCGGCTGCTTTCCGTACGGCCGGAAGTGAACTCGTAGATGCAGCCGTGGCGGGCCTCGTCATCCATGCCGATACGGTGGAAGGTGGCGTGCAGGGCTTTAAGCTGCTGGGCGCTGATAGATTTGTCCTTACTCGTTCTCATCATTTAAAATGGGTTTGTCTCCGAAATAGATTTCCGCCTCTTCCCGCCAGATGTCATAATATCCTTTCGGTCCGATAAAACGGCCATGGGAAAAAGCGCGCTTGCCCTCCACATAGATTTTCAGTGAGGCGTCGTACTGTACTTTCTTTGCACTGCGTCCGTCCGGGTTCTGACCGCTGGCATGGCTGACAAAAATCAGCAGCTTGTTCTTGTGCCTCTCCTTGAACCTGATATATTGGGCGTATGTCATCTGCGTATATTGAAAGCTGTCTATCACCACAAAATCCGGTGACTTCTGACGCTTCAACCGCAAACTGAGCTCGTCCATCGACTCACAGACCAACAGAAAACGGCGGTTCGCCTCCAGCATGTTGCTGCGTCGTACGGTGTTCTGCATGGTCAGGCTGATACCTTCCTCCAGACTGTCATAGACCACACGGCCATATTTGCAGAGTTCCTTGCAGAGCTTCATTACAAAGGAGGTTTTCCCGCTACCCGACTTCCCCCAGACTATCCACACGCCGCGGCTCTCGGGGGTACCGAAGGCATCATACCATTCACCCTCGAAAGGCAGCGTGTCGAACTTCATGGAGAGCAGTTCACGCACTCCTTTGGCATTCCGGGCAAAGGTCTTGAAGTCATTCACCGCTTCACTCATTGTTCCGTACCTCCTTTCATCCGTCTGGCCTCCAATATGCGTTTGCAGGCGTGCACGACCCGTTTCACCCGACGGAGGTCGTATTCCCCCTGCTGCGCCTCGCGCAGTACCCGCCTGATTTCAGCCGGTTCGGTCAGCCCGTTTGCCTGGCAGATGGCATACACATCCTGCTCCGTGGCCACACTGACATCGAAGAACTTGCGGCCGATACGGCTGTTTATCTCCTTGTAGCCTTTCTTGTTGTAGCGCAGGCCGTTCTCCACGCGGCGCTTGATGTAGTCGGTGGAAAGGAAGATGATGCCCGCCTTGTTTTCCAGACGGTTGTATATGCTGATGAAATAGGAGAACACACTGTCCGTCAGCTTGTCGCCCTCGTCGAAGATGATAAGCGGGTTCTGGAGAAAGGCTATCATGGAAATGGCATATTCCAGAATGTCACGCAGGTTGGTCCCGTCTACCGGGGCGCCCACCTGTTTGGCGATTTCCCGGACGAAATCGCTCTTTCTCATGTCTTCGGAGCAAAGGATGTAGAACACATTGCGGTGTGTGCGGCGGTACTCGATGGCGGCGGTCGTCTTGCCGCAGCCGGCATCGCCTACTACCCAGGTGGTATTCTTGTAGGCCTGTGCGTCCGACATTGCGAAAGTGATCCGCTGGAAGGCGTTGCTTTCGGTCAATGTCCAACGGTCCATGCTGAAACCGATCTGTGCGGCTATGCGGCTGAACATGTCGTCGCTGATACTGGTGTACTTCTGATTACAGATCTGTGATACGGTGGCGGCGCTGACTCCGCTCAGGCTTTCGCTGGCACGGTTCTGGCTGGGATAGTTGCCGCAATATTCCAAAAGTGCCTCACGGATGGCGTCCTTGTCTTGTTTACTGAGTTCTTTCATTTTTGAATGGTATTTAATTGATTGTTGGATACTGGTTAATTGTCATTGAGGAACGACAGGTACATCTCGGCTTCGGTCATTCCGGAAACCTGCTTGGTGTATTCACCCGGAGAGGCAATGCCCGCGGACACTTCCTCCGGTTCGGGTTCGTAGGTTCCGGGACCCACACCTTCGGGATAGGGAACCGGGGCTTTCAGTTCCCCGTTGGCGTACTGCTTGCGTTGCCGTTCCATATTCTTCTGGGATTCACCCACAGGAAGGGGCATCACAAGCTTGGTATAGGCCTCGCCCATGCTCTCTTCAAGCAGCAGATCCTCGCTGGCGATATAGTGTCCGGCGAGAGCACGCTTTTGGGCGCGTATCTGGGCATAGAGCCGTTCGCTCTCCTCCGTACTGCGTTCTGCGGTGGCACGGTGGAACACGACTTTCGGAGTGGCGGTGGCGGCATACTTCAGCCTGCCTCCCGCACAGACTTCCCACAGTTCCACGGAGGTCATGTCCATGGGGTCGTATTTGTAGCGAAAACTGACACCCACATTCTGCATGTGGAAGCCCATATCCACCTGGCCGGATTCGTCATAGACCATGTAACGGTATTCCTTGTTGTTGCGGCTGAAGACGAATCCCTGCTTGCCGTACTTCACGCTGTCCTTGCTGAGGAGCTTGAAGAGTTCCTGTACCCCGTATTCGTCAAGCTGTTCGGCTTTCGGACTGTTGAGGGTCGTGTACATTTCCATGCGGGTCATCCCCGTCTCGCTGGTGGGATGCGGCATACCGTTCCATTCACGGCGGCATTCCAGATATTGATCCTTCATCTCTTCCAAAGTGGGGAGCTGCGAGATGTTTTTCATTATCAGGTCAATGTTGACATGACTGCTCTCCTTGGTGGCGGTCACATTTTGTCCGGTATAGTTGTAGAGCTTGTGCATCACCTGCTGCTGGAAACGCCCGAAAGCGCTTTCGATGGTCTTGCTTTGGCCGTTGTGCGGCATGGTGGTCTTGTGCAGGTGGCATATCTTCTTGAAAAAGGCCTGCGCTTCCGGCCTCTTGTGCCCGCCCTGGTTGTCGGTAACTATCTCATAAGGCTTAATCTTCCACGTTTCCAGCGCCATGCGGTAGGCCTCATATTGTGTAAGGAAATTCTCCGCGCCGAAAGAGTAGCCCAGGAACACCTCCGAACATGCGTCCATTACCTCGTACACGTCGATGGTACGTGCCACCATACGCTTGTTCTTCTTGTCGTAGTCCTTGTAATAGAGGTTCAGTTTCGTACCGTCACCATACCATAAGGTATTGGGCATCTGCGGCAGTTTCGTGTCGAACTGCGGCATGAACTCGTTCTTGAAGGCGATTTCACCATGTACCACGCCGTACCACCAAAGTTTGATGCCCGTCTTATAGAGATAGTTGATGACTGTCTGGGGAGATTCCACCGGCTTCAGCTTGTCTTCCTCACGGGTGGCACGCGCATTGCGTTCTGTCACGATCCGGTTGAATTCATCGAATATCTGCATGTCGGTATATACCGGAAACTTGCTCCGTCTCAGCCGCAGCAGGATACGTCCCTCACGGGGACCGATCTTACGGGCGCTCTGGTTACCGGTAGTACCGCTGACCAACGCCACGTAACTCCGTTTCTTGTAATCCTCGAACTTTTCCATCAGGCGGGACTCGCTCTTCGGAAGTGTATGGTTGAAGGACCTGCGAAGCTCCTCGCATAAGGAAATGACAGTATTGCGCACCAGTCTTTTGTGTGTGTAACCATGTTCGCTGTGCTTGTTACGCAATCCGGTTTCCTGTACCATCATGGCATTCATCACTTTGGCGTTGAGCACATATTCCTTCTGGCGCTCGATGGAGATTTTCGGAATATAGGTCTTGTAAAACTCCACGGCCTTGTCGTCACTCTTTAACCGGATATTCATAGGAAAAGATTGTTGCTTTATAAATCGCTCTCTGGCTTTTGGCTCTCGTTCGTCTAATTGCTTGCGAAGTTTGTCAGGCAGGCATTCGTACATGATAAGTGCTTTACGTCCATTACCACCATGCTGCACAAAATGGAACTTCTTCTCACGAACATGCTTTTTATAATTCGCAAGACTCATAATTCCACCTCCTACAAGTTCTTCAAATGTTACACATAGTGTCTTTCCAAACATTTCCATAATCAGAAACTTTATACTTTTCAACATTGTGCAAGCCCCGGCATCGAACCGGGGAGCCGGCCACTTCCGCATGGCAAGGGAAGTTCCGGACTTGCCGAACAAACTGTTCCTAAGCTGTTTCGATATCCGTCTTATCCGGCATACAAAGCGATATCGCCACAATAGCCGATAATACGATGATTACAAACGCATTGCGGCTGTCCGCATCCGTTGCGTCAACATTGGTTCCCAGCCACATGCCATAGGTCATGCCCACGGCTACGGCAATCTTCTGAATTGTTCTCCAGGTTTTCATGTCTTGTAAAGGTTAAGAGTTTTGTTCTATGAATTCATCCAGGTCGTAAAACACGGTAATACCATCGGGCAAGGTTACGGGCTCCCGGTCTTCATCACCCGAATACTCAATATCCATGCATACCCGGTCATTCTCCGAATAC